ACTCGTTATAAGTTGCCTTTGGTTGAGCAACCACAAGTACTTAAGCCACTTGCTTGCAATATAACACGTTATTTACTGCACGATGAACAAGCCACAGAGCTTGTAGTAAAGCGTTATGACGCAGCCATTAAATCTTTGGTTAATATCAGTAAAGGCATTATATCGCTTGGCTTAACCGATAGTGGCAGTACGGCTCAAAGTAATGATTTTGCCACAGTAGAAAGCGCAGGTTCAGTATTTTCTCGTCGCAATGCCAGTGAGTTTATTTAATGCCTGTTACAAGCCTTGATGTTGCTAGTTTAGTTGAGTTACGGCTAGACAATAAAGATGAGATTTTTGGCTCGGTAGAGTCGTTATTTGATTTTAGCGATCTAAAAGGCAAAACCATTCCCAAAGATAACATTGCTTATGTAGGTTTGGTTAGTGAACGGCCAATCAACAGTACTAGTGATAGTAGTGGCAATAGCCAAACCATTGAATGTACTGTTGGCGTAGTGATGGGCATTCATAGTCGTAATGATCGCACAGGCATAAAAGGTAATGCACTGTTACAGCAAAGTCGTGAATTACTTAAAAGCACCTTGCTCGGTTGGATGCCATCAGATGCAGACAGCGCTTTTAAATTTAAAAGCAGCAATTTAGTTGAAGTCGCCAAAAACGGCATTTGGTGGATGGAACAATTTACCGTGACATATTACTTATATTCGCCATTACAAAACGAATAAGCATTGATAGAGAGGCAATAATGAAAAAAAGATTAGGCACACCATTAATTCAATATAACGGCATAAACAAAGGCGGCTCAAGCTATCGTGATTTAGATGGTAATGAAATAACTGAGCAAGTATTTATTGAATTAAAGACTGATTTAAAGAAAAAACAATTAGCTCAAGAAAAATCGGCAGCTAAGCAAGTAAAAGCAACTAACACTCAAGCTAAGGAAAAATAAGCATGCGTGATTTAAACGAAACGGTTTTAATTGGTATTAACAGTGGCGCTTATGGCTCTGGGCAAGCATTAACCAATGTGCATGCTTTACCTGTATTTGATGTTGACTATAACCCTGAATTTGAAAAAACCGACATAAAAGAGGCGCGCGGCTTTGCGGGTGGTAATATCAGCCAAATCACCAGTGAGCACCAAGGCATTAAATTTAAAGTACTAATGCGTGGTTCGGGTAACGCTAATGTAGATGCTCCTACGCCTTATGGCGTGGCCCTGCGTTTATGCGGACAATTTCAAGCTATAACGGCAATTACTAACGTGCAGTACACTCTAATAGATACTGATTTTGAACATGGCGATATTTATTATTACATTGGTGAAGTACTCCACAAGTTAACGGGTGTGCGCGGGATGGTTGAATATGTTCATGATGTCGGTGGTTTAGATACCGCAGAGTTTACCTTTTTAGGGCTTGCAGTACCTGTAACTGAAGCGAGTGTTCCTGCTATTGATTGGTCAGGACTAGAAACCATGTTAGCCACCAATGCAGCCACGGTATCGGTATGTGATTTCTTAGGTCAAGATGTTGGACATGCCACCTTGCGCATTATTCCTGGACAAAAGTTCTATTACTTAAATATTTCAGGCCAAGAAGAAATTGACTGGGAAGGTCGCGAAGGCAGTCTCTCAATTCGCATTCCTGAGCCTAAACCGTCGGTTTTTAACTTTTGGGAGAAATTACGCCAGGGCGCACAAGGTGCGTTTAATTTTCAACGTGGTGTCGATATAACCGACAAAGGCAGTATTTTAGTGCAATCGATCTCAAATGCACAAATTACCGACGTTAAGCGAGTAAAAGAAAAAGGTCGTTTGTTCTTAGATATTAGCGCCAATATTGTACCGTTAACTGCTAATGCTGACATTACCACAGAAACCCGTTAATTAACCCAACATATTTTAAGTTTTAAGGAAGTCTCATGGCTTTAGTGTTATCCCAATTATTACAAAAGAAATCGTGGCAAAAAGTTGAAGTAACCATGCCTGCAGCCAGTGGTTTAGTCACTCAAAAATTTGAAGTGCAATTTATTTTACCTGAAAAGGATGAATTTAAAACGTTTGCTACTGAACACACGATGGTTGAATGCCTAGATAAATGGGTGGTTAATGCTCGTGGTATGCAAGCTGATGAAAGTAACGCCAAGGAAATAGAATTTACACCAGAAATAAAGCAGCAACTAATTAAAACCCCAGTGGTTAGCGCATCAATGTGGGAGTCATTACAGCATGCACTATCAGGTGGACGCGCAAAAAACTAATTGAGGCAGCACGTTACTGGGCGCGCTCTATTTATCAAGAATCACTTGATGAGCGCAAAGCCAAAATAGATAAGCAAGTACAGCGAATGCAGCGCTTTAAAGCACCGCAAGCGCTCATTGATAAAGTACTTGCTCAACTAGAGGCTGACATGACCCAGTTTGACGTGTGGCCAGAAAACCATTTGTCAGTAACACTTTTTTTGCTACTGCAAACCCAGTGGGATAGAAACCCCATGGATAATTCAATGCAAAACCTAAAGTGGGCAAGCATTGAGTCAGTAATAAAACGTCATCCTAATGCCAAAATATTGGATGAAGAGCAACAAGACAGTTTATTTTTTGACATTACCACTATGGAGCGTCATGCGCTCAGTGAAATAAACAGCATTAAGGCAGAGCAACAGCAATGAGCGACAAGCTAGTATTAAGCGTAGTACTAAACAGCGACAATAAAGGGCTAGTATCTGGCCTTAAAGTTGGCGGTGCCGAGCTTAAAAACTTTGGCGGCAATGCGGATAATGCAGGTAAAAACACCGAAAAACTAACGAAAAAAACCGACGGGACCACCAAGGCGATAGGCTCGTTAAAAGGCATTATGGCTACCCTAGGCTTTGGCGTTCTTGCCAAAGGTATGTTTGATTCAATTAGTAATACCCAAAAACTTCAGGCGCAACTAAAAACCATTACCGGTGATTTTACTTCTGCAGGTGCTGAACTTGATCGCTTAATTGGTTTTGCTAAAAAAACCCCTTTTACCATTGATCAAAGTGTTGACGCTTTCGCTAAATTAACGCACTTAGGTTTAAACCCATCCGAAAAAGCGATGATGAGCTACGGCAATACCGCCAGTGCTATGGGTAAAGACATGATGCAAATGGTGGAAGCCGTAGCCGATGCGTCAGTATTTGAATTTGAACGATTAAAAGAGTTTGGCATTAAAGCCAGTCAGCAAAAAGATAAAGTCAGTTTTACCTTTCAAGGCGTAACTACTACCGTTAAAAAGAACAGCAAAGAAATTCAAAACTATTTACTTGGTATTGGTAATACTAAATTTGCGGGTGCCATGGAAGACCAGATGAAAACCCTTGGCGCAAAGGTAAGTAATTTAGGCATTGCGGTTGATGTAACGTATAAAAAGTTAGGTGAAACGGGATTAGCTGACAATGCAGGGAAAGCAATTGATCATTTAGCTGATGGCGTTGAGTTACTAAGTGATAACTTACCTGGCGTTATAGATCATGTTGAAACCTTTGCCATGTTTTTTGCCGCGGGTGCCGCCATTCGTTATGCCCCTATATTATTTACCACCATGAAAACTAAGGTATTAGCCTATGGTGTTGCCGCAAAAGCAGCTGCGGTATCAACGGGGCTTATGGCGAAAAGTCAAGCCGCTTTGATGGCTCTATATGTAGGCTGGGAAATTGGCAGCTATATTAATGATGAATTTGTTGAAGCGCGTGTTGCAGGTCTTGCTTTTGTTGGTGCGATGGAAACAGGGTTTGTTAATCTTTCTTATGGCTTTAAGGTTGCCACCAAGGCCATTGATTTCGCCTGGACTAAAACGATTAATTTTATCTATACAAACTTTGCTGACTTATTAGGGTTTATTTCCAGTGGCGCAAAAATGCTAGGTATGAATGAATATGCTGAACAGTTCAATAAATGGGAGCAAGAAGTAAAAGCGAGTATTGACACGGGTAGTGATTTTGAAGAAACGATGAAAAGCCTGAATGATGAACGTGAAACGGCTATTGATACTATTGATGACACCATTGTTTCGTTAATTAATCATGAATATGCACAAGAGTCGAGCAAAGAAGAAACCAAAAAGAATACCGTTGTAGTCAAAGAAAATACGGTCGCTATTGATGAAAATAAAGTAAAGCTAACCGAAAATAAAACAGCATTAAACAAACTACAAGATGAGTTAGATCCAACTCGCGCCTTAACACGCGATTTAAACGTCAATCAAAACACTTTAAATAATGCTTTAAAACTCGGCACACTAAGTGCCGCTGACTACAAAGTTGCGACTCACGCTTTAAATGAAAAATTTACTGAACAAGTAGCTAAAACAGATAAAAGCAAAGAAAGTGTCAGCGCTTATGCAAAGTCGTGGGAAAAAGCGGTTGAGCGTGTTGATGAGGCGATTGCAGATGGTTGGCTTGATTTATTAGAAGGTAAATCAACCGATATTTTCGCAGGAATTTTAGAGGGTTTTAAGCGAATGCTTGCTGAAATGCTGCATTTGGCCCTCACCAAACCCATTATGCTAAATATTCAACAAAGCATTGGTTCAATGATACCAAATATGGGTGCTGGCTCTGCTATTACAGGTCTTTCTGGTGGCGGTGGATTAATGGGCGCAGGCTCAGGGCTTATGAATATGATTGGGGCTGGTGTTGGCGGCTCTATCATGGGGTTAGGCACAGGTATTTCAACCGTTGGCTCAATGTTAGGCATGAGTGGCTCAGTGGGATTGATGGGTGCTGGCATGACATCTACTGGCGCTATATTAGGCACTCAAGGTTTGTTTGGCGGTATGGGCGCAGCTATGGGTAATGCTGGCGCTATGTTTAGTGGTGGAGGCTTAATGGCTGGTATTGGTGCTGCTTTACCTGTTATTGGTATGGTTGCTGGTATTGCTTCTTTAGCCGACAGTTTAACGGGCGGCGGTTTGTTCGGTACTAGCTACAAAACCACTGATTATGGCGTTGATTTAGAGTACGATGATAGTCACTTTAGTGGCCAAAATTATGAAAACAAAAAGAAAAAACGTTCATTATTTCGCGGCAGTAAGCGTAAAACTGAATACACAGATTTAGACAGTGATGTTGTTAATGGCATGAATAGCTATTTTAATGGTGTTGAAAACCTGATTACCAGTGCGGCAGCCACCCTAAATATTACCGAAGTAGACAAGTCGTTTGGTTCATTTAATAACGAATTAGGTATTTCTTTTGGTATGTATGGCAAGTCAATAAATGCCAGTATGCAGCAGTATTTAGCCACTTTATCCAGTTTAGGTACCTCAGTTGAAGAATTTGATTTTAGTAGCACAGAAACCGTCGCTGAGTATTTAGAAAACTTTCAATCTGCGACTCGAATTAGTCTTGAAGACATGACAGATGAAGAGGCAACCCAAGCCATTCAAGCGTGGACACAAGCCACTGCAAACGAAATGATACAAGGGGTTTTTGGTGGTGTTATTGATGGTATGGCCGTTGGCGGTGAAGAGTTAACCGAAACATTAACCCGTGTTATTTATCAGCTTAATGTTGCAACGACTGCGTTTGATTCAATTAATATTAGCTTAACGGGCTTGTCTGACATTGCAGGTGTTTCAGCGGTGCAATATGCCGATGATGTTGCTAAAGCGGCTGGTGGCACAGAGCGTTTAACCGCCCTGGTAAAAACTTATCAAACTGCTTTTTTTACTCAAGAAGAGTTGCTTTCTACCCAATTAACCAATGCAGCCGCGCAAATGCATGCGGCACTTGATTTTATTGGCGCAGATCAAGCCGATTTTAGAGGTCAATTTGAAACAGCAACAGATGATGGTTTGGCTGCTAATCAAGTTGTGCAATGGTTAGAAACAGGCGCATTAATTACACAAGTGTCAGACATTACCGAGCAATTAATGGGCGTAGCGGGTGAAAGTGCTGCCGTCTTAATAGAGCAGGCATTACTTGAAGGTAAAGCCCTTGCAGACTCTATTGAAGCTGATGTCGGCGCAACAGATCCAGTTGTTGAGGCAACTGAAACGCAAACCCAAGAATTAACTACATCAATGAACGAACAATCGCAATTGATGCAAGATTTAAATACCACTACCAAAGAGCAACATAACGAGCAAATAACCGTGCTTGGCTCTATTGCTAATTTACTGTCTGAAAATTTAAGTCTATTTAATAATGCTACGCAGTCAAACAACAATGATGTTTCTAGCTTGGTTCAATCTATTAGCGAATTAGTTAGTAACTCGTCTTATCAGGGGGATGTTAATTATACTCAGCCGATTGTGGTTGCCCCAATAGTGGGTTCAGCCATATGAAGATAGTATTAGTAGAAGCTGATTATCTTGATAGTAATGGTGATAGCCATACTTTGTATTTGGCTAATGCCGCTTTTGGCAGTTCTTCAGGTGATAGCCCTGCACATCAACCTTATGATGATTATATTTTGGGTGGTTTAAAAATCACCTCAGCCATTGATGAGCTATTGCTTGGTGCTACGCAAGTACGTTTTAGCAATATTGAGATCGTAAATTTATTATCTGATGAAGTATTACAAGGCAATTTTTCAGATCAAGCGGTACGGGTTTATTATGGTGACCGAGGCAGTGATAAATCAGCTTTCACCTTAATTGTTTCGGCAATAGCACAAGACTTAATTACCATTGATGAGCAACGTTTAGCACTGCAGTTAAAAAGCCACGGTGATGCATTAACTAAGCCGCTGCAACAAATTGCCACGGGCGATATTGGCAACAACAAACCCATAGCTTATGGCCAGTGCGTCAATGTATCACCCGTAGTTAGCAATAAAAGCACCTTTACTTATAGCGTTAATGAAACACCAGTTAGCGCCATTACTGCACGTAAAGCAGGTGTAAGCGTAAGTAAAACCGATAACCTAAGCCAAGGTGAGTTTAGCTTAACGGCAAATCCTAGCGGTATGATTACTTGTGATGTTACCAGCAGCATTAACACGGCTAAAACCATTATTTTAGATGTATTAAATCGCGTTTCAATTACCGATATTGATAATGCTAGCCTTGATACCTTGCCTAATGATGCTATCGCGCTGTATTTAAACAATAATGAAACTGCCTTAACCTCCTTAGATTATGTGGTTAATAGTTTTGGTTATTTTTGGGCGTTTAAGCGCAGTGGTGAATTTTTTGTGGGCAATTATCAACTTGGCCAAACATCCACAGCCATACTTTATCCTGATGAAATAAAACAAAGCGGTATGAAAGTATTGCGCACTATTAAGCCAAGTGCTGATGTTGAATTAACTTATAACCTGAACTGGACAGCACAAGTAAACAGTTTAGATGCTAGCGTGAGCTTAACTGACCGTGAAAAATATCAAGCGTCAGGCTTACAAGTTACCGCTGAAAATGCAGGGATTTTAACGCAATTTCCTAACGCACAAACCCGTAAAGCAAAAACCTTATTAACTGAGCAAGTACCTGCACAAGCAGAAGTTGATAGACGGGCTGCATTACTTAATACCGTGCGCCGTATCTATCAAATTAAAGCTTTTAGCGTACCGTTTTCCTTTGAACTAGGACAAACCATTACCGTGATTTATCCCTTTTTAGGTTTTACCGAGGGTAAAGATGTTGTTGTGGTGTCAATTACTGATGATGTACTTAATGGCTTATCAACTATAGAGGTATTTGGCTAATGCCTAACGCAAGATTAATTATTGATAATGTTGCCGATGATGCAACTATCACCTTAACCACAGGCACTGAAATAGCAACCATGCCCGTGGCGCACCTGCAGCTTAATAATAAAAGCCGCAGCTTTAGAACTAATGATAAAGATATTGAATTAATCGTATCGCTTGCGCAATCGGCTTGGATAAGTGCTTTGTCACTATGGCGTGTTAATTTAACAGGAACGGCCACTGTAGCTATTACTGCATTAGATGTTCATAACAATGTGGTTTATGACTCAGGCTTTATGCCAGCGTTTGAAACTAAAACCTTAAACGAAATGCTATGGGGAATTGATCCTCTAGCTGTGAGTGTATTTACAGGCTGGCGTTTAACTTTTTCAGTGTTTTGGTTTGCCTTGGTTGTTGCCAAAACCATTAAAATACGCATTAAAGATTTAGATAACCCTGAGCCACTTGAGCTAAACCGTTTATATATAGGGTATGCGTTAGAGCCTGAATATAATTTTACCTGGGGCGATACCTTAACCTGGCAAGATAAATCTAAAAGTCACAATACGGCAGGCGGAAGTAGTTACAGCGTTGAAAGCGAAGTCTGGCGCGAGTCAAATCTTCAGCTCAATAATATTACCGAAGCTGATCGACCTCATTTTTCTGAAGCATTTAGAAAAGTAGGCACACAAAAAGATTGGTTTGTATCACTTTACCCTGAAGCAGGTGGTCAGTTAGAGCGTGATTACACCTTTGCCACAAAATGTAAAAAATCGGTAACGGTGAAGCGCGAAAACGGTCGTTTTTATCAAGCAAAATTATCATTAAGAGAGGCATAAATGGCGGTTGTTCAATTTACAGGTGGTGAAAAAGGTGACGAGGTCGTGGCTAAACTCAATCAGATGAGTACTGAGGCTGGTGACACACAGCAAGCTAAAACTGCAGCCGTGCAAGCAGTAAGTGATGCTCAAGGTAAAGTTGATTTGGCAGAAGCTGCCTTGGCACTCGCAATAACTGCAAAGAATCAAGCCGAAGCAATAGCGCTTGGTGATATTAACGGCACAAACCCTGATTTTGCCAGTGTAAAAGTGGCGGGTGTTGATGTTGCTACAGCGAATGATATTTCAAACATAGACGACACTTTTGGTTTGCACCAACAACAACTCACGATTATTAAACGAATTGCAAGAGCAGGATTAGTTATATGAGTCTTATTAAAACAAAATTACGCACTGAAATGCAGTTAAGGCTTGATGCGCTGCCAAACCCATCAACACCCGATGTTATTTTAAATAGAGCAACAGAAGCCGTTAAACAAGGGTTAGATTTAGCTCACATTACAACGGTATTAAATGCCGCTATTTTGTTAGTTGATGACACTACTACTGGTGATGAAATGTTTGATCTAAATGCCGCCTGTTTAGCGATAGAGCCAAAACAAACGTCACTATTTACTAATAAACAAACCTTTACTACCTCTGCTAATTTTACCGTACCTGAAGGTGTGTATGAAGTTTGGGTTACATTAGTTGGCGGTGGTGCTTCGGGTGGTACAGCATACGGCACTGGCTATTATGGCGGTGGCGGTAATTCAGGCGGCGTATTGGTTAGAGAGAAAATAACCGTAGCACCTGGTCAGGTTTTAATTGTAACTGTTGGAGTGGGCGGCACTAACCAAGGCACAGGAGGCAACACATCTATTGACACATTAGTAGTGTCGGGTGGGTCATATAGCCAAGTTGCCGCTGGCGGTGATTTAGGTCAACTCGCTACTTCTAATGGCCCAGGCAAGGGATGCGGCGGTTTTTCTATCGGAGAGCTTGGTGCAGGAGCTGGTGCAGGAGGCAATGGCTCTGCTGGACAAACAAATTCATACGGCCCTTATTACCCGGGTAATGATGGCGTTGTAATTATAGAGTGGTCCTAAAATGAAATACGCAATAATAAAAAATGAAATAGTTACCAATATTGTACGCTCTGATAGCGCATTGTTGAGTAACTGGATAGCGATTCTTGATGGTCAAAGCGTTCAAATTGATGATGGTTATGTCGACGGTTCTTTTGTGTCTAATGCACAAGAGCAAACACCCGTCATCACCATAAATGCCTTGGTCAATGGTCAAACGTTCTTAAGCGCAAATCAAAACGACACTGTTAACTTTACTGCCTCATTTAGCGATAAAACGCTAAATATCCCCAAACTAGAAATATCAGTTGTTGATAGAGTTGATGGTTTAATCGAAAACCTAAGTATGGCTGTTGTTGATGGTGAAGGCACAGGCTCGCTAATCGTTGATAAAAAAATTGATTACTTACTAACTAATGCAGGTATTAACTTTCACAAAAAAGCAATCGCAGTAGAGCTGCAGCTTGTGAATGAATTAGTCATTCGAGTCAGCTAATGAACAAAATAACAAAACAAGGCGACTGGACGTTTGAACTCAAGCAAGTATTTTGCAGAAAAACACTTGTTCACGGTGAAGAGTTTAAAGCGTCAGCAGTTATTACGATAACTGATGGAGAACCGCATATTGAGCTGTTAATTAATAAGCAAAGCGATGCGTTTACCAAACTAGATTATCGAGAGTTTTTAGCGCAGTTAGGTTTTGAAAATGTAAAGTTTGCCAGGTTTAAAAACAGCAACAAAAAAGAGGTTAATAAAGCAGTATGAGTGTAACAGTCAAAACAGAATCACAACTACCTAACGGTAAAGTAAGACGTAGATATGAAGTCACCCTAACAGATTTGTTAGGAAATGCTCATACTGAAATTGTAGGTATGTTTAACCATGAGCCAACTAATGATGGCTCAGAAGTAGAAGCTCAAGTTTTAGCGTCTAAGAAAGAACAGGAACAAGAACAGTATAAAGAAGCTATTCGTAAAGCTGCCAATCCTTTTCTTGTAGATTCATTGTGGAATACACGCAATGAACTATTAAAAGCTGTATTAGATGAAGCTTTAACACTACCTGCTACTGACCCTATAACTTACAACGGCTTACCATACTTACAACTAATATCTGATGTTGAACTAATGACTGTATATTCTAAAGACCAAGCATGGGTTGACGCCCTAAGACTACAAGCCAGTAGCTTATTAGATGCTAAAGCTAGTTTAGATAACTATCAGGCGGTGTTGTGATGACTAAATATGCTTATGTTAAATTCGTAACAGGAGTGTTTGAAGGTACTAGCGTTACAGATACCACTCAAGCAACAAAACAAACTGGCTCGTTCGGTACTGGAAACTTAACTACCGCAAATTGTTACGCGTCAATTATAGATGCTATCACCTACGGAAACTTAGGAATAGGTGACTATATAATAGTCAGTAATGTGCATTTATACACATACATAGCTAATACTACATATGACTACACTTCCACCATATCTATTATAAGCGTGAATGATATAAATGTAACACAAGAGCTTTTAGGAGCAAAAGAAAGCACAGGAGTCTTCATTTTACGTATGGATTCAGCAGTTTCGGTTGCAGTTACCTTGTTTAGTATGAAGTTTTCTTCTGGCAGTTATATATATATAGCGGATGACTACTTAAAATTAAAATCTGTTAGGTCAGTTTTTAGTGTTGTCGGGGGAGGTAGAGTACAACCACAGTCAGGCGTCTATCTAAATCTAATAGACTCCACTCTAGATGCTACTCCTTATTTATCAGTGTATGCAGGAGGGGTAGCCTTAATAGACAACCTAAAGTGGACTAACAAGTCAGCCAATCTTTATTGTTTTTATTTGAATGCTAACACAACAGCAATGGAAGTGGTCAATACTGACTTTACTATAATAGGGGACGGTACTAGCAGCATTGTGCGGTCTACTGCAGCAAATAAAGTATTACTAAGAAATTGCAAGTTAAGTGCAAGTCATAACTTATTATACCCTGGGGCTGTTGCAGGCACAGAGTTAGACCTAATATCTTGTGATGCTGGCAATGGTTATCATTATTTCTATAATTGGCGGTACGAAGGAGAGATAACAGAAAGCACTTTAACGTACCTACACGCAAAATATGATGCTACAAACAAATATTCAGCATTAGTGAATTCAAGCAGTCACGCTAATATAGGCTCACCGTTAAAATACAAAATAATAGAAATGGCTGCACAAAACTTATCCCTGACAGATACAACTTACAGAGTTAATATACTACTAGATACTGACACAGTAGCGACATTAACAGACGCTAACTTTTGGGTAGAACTATCACATAACGACAATGTGTCACTAGCTTTAGGAAAAGTAGTATCTAGTAGAAATACTGATATTTTAGCGACAGGTACAGAGTTAGCGTTAAGTTCTGAAGTTTGGCAAGGAACACTACCGACTAACACTAAAGCCTATCAAGTCGATATTACATTAAGCGCTGCTCAACTAACTAATGTTACTAATGGTAATGTCGTTATAACCGTTAATCTAGCAGTAGCGAATGCTGATGTTTATGTTTGCCCTGCAGTAATGATAGGTACATAGCATGGCTTTTGTAATACCAACAACATTAAGATTAACTCAGAGTGATATAGTCAATTTAGACTACTTAACCGCTGATAATGCCGCTAGATTAACACAAGGTGGAATAGTTGGTAACGGGTTAAGCTTTAGTGTTGGTGGTGCAATATCAGGGCAACCTATAGTAATCATCCAAACCGAACAACTAACCCAATCACAGCTTTTTACCATATCATCACTTAATAGTGTTAATGCTATTGTAAGTGAATCATTAGCTCAGTCTCAGTTGTTAAGCACCATAACTAACAATCAAACAGCGTTGGTGGTTACCGAGCAAAAAACTGAATGCGTACTGCAAGCTATAGCCACCATCAACAACCTAATAACGGTTATTACCGAGCAGTTAACGCAAAGTACAGCAACTGACATCAATGAAGCACAGTTAATTTATGCGGTTCAATCTCAGCAACTAACCGAAGCGGTAACCGTCGTTGTAGCAACAGATGGCGCGCAAGGTGTTAACGTTGTGGTGACTCAGCAAGAAAGCCATGCACAAGTGGCATATCTTGAAGAAGTACAACAGGTGCAAGCTGTTATCACACAACAAC